GGATATTTTAAACTCGATTTCGTCTAATTCGTTAATGTAGTCTTCGTTAACGACATTTTCATAATAACGGTCTGTATTGTCGGTAGTCTTTTCGGCCTCGGTGCTCTTTCCATATTTAAAGGAAAAGTCTTTTAACAAGAATCCATTTATAAAAATAGCATTATGTATTTTAGATGCGTAAAGAGTAAATTCAAGCTCGCCATATAATAGGGTATCAATAGGGATTATTACGCCTGAAACACCTTTATATGGCATATATATTGTTTTTTGGTTCTCAATGGATACATAATCTAATCGGGCTTTGTTATTCTCTTCGGAGGCGGGAAGTCTAAAAAAATAATTGGGATTTGCAGACCATGCGAATGGGGCCAATCCGTTAGCACTGCCATAATATTTATTACCGATCCGTAATTGGCAAGCAGCCAACGGCATGTACGTGCCCCGGCTATTGTCCCAAGGAATCAAATCCATATCCGCTATCGTCTTATAACTTCCAGATACAGCAAAGGCCCCTGATTCGTACACTGAGGACGCACCTTTAAAATCCATTATCTTTGTTAAGAGTTCCAGCCCGCCTATCATTGATAAGTCACCGAAAGCACCCAAACACCTGGCTTGTATAACATTTGTAAACGAATAGTCTGAAATATCCGGCTTACCGTCCACTATTTTATAATTGCAGTACCTTTCCTGTATTCCTCCTATAAGTTTATGCGCATCATAAGCACGTAACTCTAAATCGTCATTGGTGATAACCGTATCGCCATCATACAAATACATGTTCCAGTTTTTCGGATAAAGAAACTGACGGTAACATTTTCTATCTTTATTCGTATTTAAACGTGACGAAAGAACTTTTGCATCTTCGTAACTCTCTTCCGGAAGTAAATTCCCAACCGGATAATTACTGTCTTTTACTGTTACTTTATTATAACCGCCCAAAATATCGAGCGTATGATTATCGCCGCTAAAGCCAACTTTTTGGACGTTGATAGTAAATCCTCTCACGGTTGCATATGCGGAAAAGTCCAACGCATACTTATAGTAATCGCCTGCATGATCCACATCTACGAAGTAAAGATCACCCCTCCAATCCACACAAGTCCAATTGAGGAATTTGCATATCTCTTCAAGCACCTCTTTTAGTTTCATTGGCTTGTCATCTTCATCAAAGAAATTCTGTTCACTTATCATCATGTCCTTCAGAACATTTGTCCAAGCCGTATAATTCGATTTATCCTTTGCGTAAACATGTGGAATATATACGTTTGAATAACAGCCTCGAGATTCAGAGACACAACGGGTTAATAATTCCCATAAAGTTACAAACCCTCTTTCTGTCCCGTTTTTGGGTTTATAATCGATATACTCCAAAGCGGACATGGCGCTGACACATTCAAGTTCCAATTCGAATATAGTACTGCTATAATCTTGTGTGTACAACTCCGGCTTGATAAAGCCACACCACGTTACCACGCCATCACGCTTAAATGTTACACGGTATTGCTGATAAGCTGTGGAAAACAAACTTTGCAAATAATCCGAACCTACTATCCGGATATTGGCCGTACTGAACCTGGACGGGACGTATAAGAAATCATCATCATCGATATCTACAGTAAATGGATTTCCAGCCCCCACTAATTCAGTAGGAGCCCCCACATACCCTTCTTTCTCTATTTCTATAATGCAAGATTTATTACGGAGACTTGCAAAAGGAATCGTATAAATCAATCCGTAGCTCATAATGGTTTCTTTCCTTGTTTTTTTAATGTGTTATTTATGGAGAGCAGAATATCCGGTCCGAGCACCTTGGCTTTCCCAAATTCTATTTGGACCCTATTTGAACTCCCCAAATTACCAGAGTTGATAGCATCAAACAAATTAGATTGCTGGGTCATATTCAAAATCATTTCCCCTTTATTCAGACGCGCCAATCCTTTATCTCCAAAAGATGTGCCCCCTAAATAGATCCCCCCTGAATTAAATCCGGGAGCGCTAATTCTCGCTGCTTCTATCATAGCCATCATTGTCGCTATTTGTCCCGCCGCCAGAGCCGCCCCGACAAAAGGTATTCCCGCATAAGCCGCTGTACTCTTCGATGCCATTTCTGTAACAGCCGCCGCACTTTTCTTCTGACTATTTTCTAATTCCATTTTTGTCGCTACCTCATCTGCGGCTATTTTAACAACTGTTCCTGCAACCGTTCCTGCTGTACTTTTCTCAAGTCCTTGCTGTGCCTCCTTGGCGCCAGCCAACTTTTTAGCCAAAACTGATATATTCTCAATAGTACGAACTATAGACGTAAAAGAATCAATCGTATTTATCATTGCATTCCAAATGGCCATGATTTTCTCCCATCCCGTTGCATCTACATCATTCATCACATCACGAAGGCTCGTAAAGGCCGATACGACACGATCGGAGCTTGTAGCGATATCCTTGATCCCTGAGTAAAGCGATTCATCCAGCTCCTTAGTGAATTTTTTCACGTCTTCTTTTACTTTAGCTAATTTCAAAGCCTCCTCCAAAGTAGGGACATTGGCTATCGCATTTGACAGTTCATCCGAAAGTTCCTTACCTACTTTCTTTGCCTGTTCCTGTAATTCTTTTGCGTATTCCTTTGCTTTATCAAGATTCTCAGAGGCAACATCCACTTTTGATTTTTTATAATCAAAAGTGGTATCGCGTGATTTCATCTTCACGGATGGGATATGTGATATCGCCTGATCCAGCATGTCCTTGATAAAAGCATCAGCCCTCTCACCGATTCCTTTAATGCTTGCGGCAGACTTAGCGGCCTCAACCGATAGCCCCGCAAGATTTTCATTGAAAGCCTTTTGAGAGATAAGTCCTTTTGAAAGCAAGGTTTTATTTTCTTTAACCTTATCATTGTACTCCTTCTGCACCTTCTCCATCTCTGCGGCCGCCTCATCATATAAAGGATGATCAATAACATCCTGAAGCATTTTGAGATATTTGCTATTAAGTATCTCTTTGTCACCTGACGCTTTGGCCTCTATCAACATCTTCCTCCCGAGTTCATCGACAGCTTTATAATATTCCGACTCCGACATCTTCTCGACTTCCCGGCGGGCATCCAATTCCCTTAAGGATTTAGCGTATTTCTCTTCGGCCTTTTGAAGTTCCGTCTTTTTAGAATCAGGTTCAGGAGGTGTAGAATCAGCCGTAGCCACAGAATTAGCAATCTCCTTGCCTAATCGACCTTTAGCGTCTTTTAGTATCTTGGCGTGTTCGATAAATGCATTCAAGTCATCTTTAAGCCCGTTTTCCCAGCCTAAAGCATCTTGGGTATGCACACCGTATTTCTTTTTAAATCTTTCCTCTTTTACTAAATCCCCGCGAGCCATCGCCCAGTCCGGAGCCATACTTCGTATCGTTTTGCCATTATATGATTTACCACCAATCTTTCCTAATTCATTTTCGCTATCAGCCACCTCTTTAGCAGCCAGTTCGGCTCTTGCTGCACTTTCTAATAATGATATACGCTTTTCAATAACTTTGTTAACGTCTTGATTAACACTCAATTCAGTCCCTAAAACCCCATTTATCTGGGCTAAAATTCTTTTCTTATCTGATAATGTGACATTGGTCTTATTGTATTCCTCTTGCAGAGCGCGAATCTTGATTACTTCAGGAATTTTTGAGGGAACATCATTCATTCGTTTCTGATATTCATCGAATAACCCTTTTATACGCTTTGACTCCCGATAGGCATTATACAATTTAGCGACTACAGCCCCAATGACCGTCAATATAGCCGTAGGAGCCATGGATATCAGGGTTGCCCTAATCGACATGGCGGCCTTAGAGAACGCCATTTTAATGGAGGCAGAAGTTCTCTGTGCTTTCCACGCTATTTCATTGAATTTTTGGCCGGCATCTTTAGCCGCCCGGCGTGCAGCGGATTTAGCAGCCAACTCAGCCCGGGATATCGACAGAAGTATTTTATTCACCAACCGGCTTGTTACCATAACCATGATGGCGGCAACCGTATAGGTAATTACCGATCTTATATTGTCAGCCGCCACCTTTACCGCGTTCGTTAGCCAATCGATCAAGGCTTTATATTTGCTCTGTACTTCCGTTCCATTCACGAATTCAGTGAATGCATTCTTAAGCCGGTTCACGGAAGTTTCCAAATTATCCGTATCTACGTTGGGAATCATCTTGTCAAGAGCCTCAGCAAACTTAGGAAGAACATCTTTACTCATTAATTTGCCCTGCTTTAACAACTTGTCAAGCCCCCCTACCGATACCCCTGCGGCTTTTGCCATAGCTTGCAGAGCGATAGGTAGGCGCTCTCCCATTTGTAAACGAAGCTCCTCTGAACTAACCTTTCCCTTGGACATCATTTGAGATAATGCCAGAAAGACGCCGTTGCTATCTTCCGCACTCATCCCAAATGCGGTTACTGCACGGGACACAGACTCAAATATTTTCCGCTGATCCATCATAGACATGCCCGATATGGAAGCGGCAGCCGTAAACTTAGCGTAATTCCCGGTCAACGCGTTGATCTCAATACCATATTTCTTCGCCATGTCCAGCAAAAAACGCTGGTTATCGGCTAACTGGGCCATGCTACCGGATACATTCTTCAAAGCATTGGTAACCCGGCTGGTTTCCCTGGCAACATCGATCAGACGGGATACAAAGTTGCTCAACCCCAATCCACCGGCACCCAGTGCCGCCGCAAAAGTTAAGACCTGCATCTGCATCACTCTTAGACCGTTTTTAACGGAATTCGTACCTCTCTTGAAGTTTTCAGTCAGGAGGTTTATCGCAATCGAAAATGATAATCTACCTGCCATACTATTTATTTATTAGTTTCTTACCCTCTTTCATAAACTGTTCGAAGCGGTCTATATCTTCATTTATTGCTCTTTCCGCTTCCCTGGCCGCCTCTACTTCCTCCCATGGGAATGTTATCAGGTCCATAGCCCCGTTTTTCATCTTCTTGGAATCAATATGCGGCAACATGGTAAAGAATGTCCATAACCGGCTGGCTTCCATCTCTTCTTTACGTTTACGTTCATAGGCTTCAATATACATGGGCAAATCACACAACTCCATTTCCTCCAATGCATATGTAGCATCCAGACCGGACATGATAAGCGTTGACACGATATTGCCTATCATCCCCGGAGTGGTATCGGAATTTATCTTATCTGTACCAGCTCGTTTATTTTGAAACTGGGCCAATACAGACATCCTATTTTCCAAAGACAATACCATCTCACGAACCAATTTCCGGTTGGATAGTGTCTTTTTAAAAACATCAAACGTATATACTTCTCCTTTAGCAACTATTGTGGAGGTATATAGCAATGCGTTTACATCCTCTTTATCTGAATAGTCCATTAAAGAAAATGATTTACCCCTGAGTTGTTCCCAGCGGATAACAGCCTTTATTGTCAATCTTGCTTCCATCCAATTTATTAATTAAAAAGGCGGCCATCTACGGACCGCCTTCGATATTCATCATTATTGTATTTCTTATCCTCCCACCCCGACAGGCTCAACCGGGGCAAGGGCGCCAATTCCCTTAAAAGAAGCACTGCATGAAACAATCTGTCCATTATCTGATTTAATGGATAAGGACGTGATAATTACTTTACCCGTATAGTTCTTTTGCTTTGTATCCTTAGTGAAAGTTCCACCGAAATTATCCTTATCGGCAGATGCAGGGCTCCCCAAAAAAAAGTCAAGTACCTCACCTGCTATCTGCTTACTCAAAAGAGTGTCAAAGCTCATTGCACCTTCTTTTCGGGTTAACAATGATTCACTTGACAGGGTAAAGCTCTTTTTCCCAGGAAGCGAACCGGCCCAGTCCCCCATCATTTTATTAGAAATATCAATCTCTTCTGTTGAAACATCCAACCCGCAGCTGGAAGCAAAAGCAATAGGTTCATCACCGATGAAAAGCATAAGCTCCCCCCGATAAATGTCTTTGCTGGAATCTAATTTTGTTGCCATTGTTTTTAAAATTTTAGTTTTACGTTTCATATTAATCAATTGAAAACTGCAAGACTTGGAAATATTTTCCGGATTCATAATCCTCTGTAGAATCTTCCATCCTGATTTTCATTACCGGATCTACAAAATCCCCCTCCAAAGCATCATAGATAAGACTTGCCAATTCCTGGGAGCGGGTGTAATTATCACTCACGGCAGTTACGAATATGGTCGGAACCTGACGGGCAACTCCCATCTTGGTGTACTCCTGCTTGAATCCATCCCGTTGATATATAATAAAATCTCCCTCGGTTCCATTCGGGGCAACCAACGGAAATATTTTATCACCTACCATTGTCTTGATACCCAAAGAATCCTGCAAGATAGTCCGTACCTCTGTTGTTACTTTAAACTTGTTCATTATCCCCTGTCGTTAATACGTTGCACGGCTCTTTCAATCCCCGCATATAGAGCATCCATCGCCTTCTGTTCCTCGGAGACTTTCGCGTCTTCCCAGAATCGGTTGGCGGGCATAAGTCCGCGAGACACCCCCGCCCTTACACTTTTCTTTCCGGTAGTAGTTCTCGCCTTGGTTCCGGCATCAACCAAATGAGAGTGATTCCCTCCCGGCCGATCAAAACCGGCCAAAGCCCCTAATTTGTTCCGTTTAACCCTGGTGGTAAAAGAGTTCATCAAATGCCCAGTCTGCTTCCCATGATGCAATAGACGCGAACGTAGATTGCTACGTCCTCTCACACGAAAAACATTCACAGCAGCCCGAAGCCCACTTTTTATGGCCTTATCCTTCTCAAAGGTCTCTAACCGGTCTACTAGATAAATTATGTTTTCCCTGTCTATGGTCTTTATCTGTATCATGTATTCAGTTTTTCAAGTGTGATCACAAGCGTGTTATCTCTTTGTGGATCAATCATCCTTATCGCATATTCCACTCCCCGATAAACAACCCTCTGGTTTTCTTTAATCGCCGGATAATTCCGAACCTGGAATACTATAATACTACCGATAAATTGTTCCATGGCATTCACTCCGCTCTTGTCTGCAACAGCAGACATCTTCCGGCGCGAAGCCTTGCAAGTCAACACCGTTTCATATCTATTGGATACAAAACCGTTCAGGTCCTGGCTTTTCACCTCTTCCCTGAATTCCAGAATCTCACGTAACAGTCCCGCTTTCATTTGGAGTAATCAATGTATGGTTGTAATAAATAGTCCAGCAAACCGACTTTGTCCCGCGCCCGTTCCGCGACAAAGTTGACTTCCCGATCCCGAAACAAACCTCCGGCAACAAGAAGGATAGCTGAGAGAATAGGGTCGGGCAGCTTCCCTTCGCTATCCTCCAGCGTATCTAGCTCCCGACGTATGTGATTAGCTACAGCCCCTTCAGCGGCGGCAACATATACACCAATGATACTATCATCATCGGTGTATTCTGTTTCGATGTAAAGGTGCTTCTTCGCCAAATCTAACGATACGTACTTCATGGCTTACTTCATTGAGGCAATGGAGAATGACTCAGGGCGAATCATACCCATATTCCAATAAGAATTAATCACCAAACGTACAACTCCCTCCAACATGCGGGAATACGGATCCACTTTGATTTCCAGCGCTCCCCACTGACCTATAAAGTAGTCATTCCAGTTACCAAAAACAATGCCGAATTCATCTTTAGCGGTCTGCAAGTCTTTAGGCAGGTTATTGGTGCGAAGCGCTTTATATCCGTTAAGAGTACCTTCACCCTTATCGCCAAAAATGAAGCCTCCGGCACCGGAAGCATCTTTCACTTTAGTTTTGGCCTTACCTACCAAAGACGGGTGCATAATGTAAGCCAAATTACCAAAGAGCGCATTGTTGATATCCGCATTGGTTTCCAACTCCACAATTTTAGCCCAATCCATGACACCGTTAATGGCCGGCACTGTCTGAAACAGCCCGTCGGGCGTATTATCATTGTGAGCGTGCGTACCAAATGCGGTTTGCTCAACCTTTTGCGCAATAGCAGCAGCCAACGTTTGTCGAATAATTGCCTCAACCGAAGTATTTTCCTGGACAAGCAACTGCTCGGAGATATCAACATAAGCCGTCAGTCTCTTGGGTTTATAGGCGTCACCTTTGCTGAATTGCCCGGCACCGTCTTTGGCTTTAGCGTTTTCACCCTCCCAGAAAACATTGGAACCGCTATACTTCGGCCAATAAATATCCCCCTGTAAACCGGTCATAAATCTGGCTCCCGCCTGAGCCAAGACCAAAGAGGATTGAAGCGGCAGCAACAATTCCTGCTGCTCCTGATCAATGACCACTCCCGTAGCCGATTCGGTTGCCGCCGTAAACATTGCCCGCTTCTCCAAGCTCATCGGGATTACCAATGAATTTTGAGATGACCTCGTTACCCCTGCGCTATTATGCAGGCGCGTTGCCGCCTCAATAACGGAAGCATCCGCATCATGCTGTCCCTGTCCGGAAATATAGTTGGCCAATGAACGACGGAGAGAAAAGCGTTCCTGACTGGGTTCTACATGGGGAGCCCCTTTACCTCTGTTCTCGGCCTCCTTGGTTGCAATCTCCATATTAATGTCAGCCATCCGGCACTGGATCTCTCCAAGTTCCGTATTTTCGCCCTCGTTTAACATGCGTTTTTCGGCTCTCGCACCATCAGTTATCGCTTTAGCACGGATAGAAAGCTGGGTTCTTTCGTCTTTTAAATCTGTAATTGATTTTTCTCTTGGCATAATCGTTAAATTAATTATTAAATAATTTTTCTATATTCTCGTAATATTCATCCAACTCTCCGGATTTTCTCTGTTCTTCCTGTTTACGAAAATCTTCTTCGGCCTGCTCCTTGCCTCTCATATAAACCGATGTTTTGCTATATGCGGCATTATATACAGGCGCGACATCATATAAATGATCTATTTTCAATATTGTCCGCTTCCATGTTCCATCACTTTTCTTTTCCCAAGTCTCTTCCTCTACATCAAAGCAAAAAGAACTCTCGGCGATCTCGCCTCTCCGGATATTTTCCATCAGCTCATCTCCGAGCCCAGTCTTTGGAGCCTCAAAACGGTATCTCAATCCCTTGCTATCAATAGATAATGTCAACGAGCCAGTCCCCCGATTGCATCGGGCAAGAATCCCCCGACTTTGGTCATGGTTTAGCAACGCAAATACATCACTTTTCTCAATAACACCATCCAGGGCTCCATGCTCAATCACCTCTTCAAAACTTAAACCGTCCGAAGACACGCCAAAAAGCAAAGCATACCCTTCAACGGTGCGCTTTTCTTCGTCTGACACCACTTGATAGGCAGTATTTCTTATTTCTCTCTTTTCATCCATAATCAATCCTTTTCTTCATTAACCACAGAACTGTCGGACAACTTGGAATTTTTATCTATGACAGGGTCGGCTACCGCACGATCTAATGTTTGTGTATTGACTTGCACAAAGGCTTTATCTCCATTTTCTAATCGGGGCAAATTATTCTCCCGGCGAATTTCATTGGGTGTCATCCCTGCAACATAAAACATATCCTTTGCATATGCGGCCTGCGCCTTTTTGTCTGTACGCAAAATTGCCGATGTATCAAATTCAGCCAATATCCGGCCACGTTCGGATTTAAGAAAAACTTTCCGATTGATCTCCTGCTCAATCTTGGTAATGACAGCCAGCACCGTATCCGTCAGGTATTGAAGCTGCGTAGCCTCAACAGTGGAGTAGCTCGATTTAGACAGGTCAAAAGCCTTAACAGGAGAGACGGAGAAAAAACGGCATAAATCCACCACATTAAACTCCCTGGACTCCAATAGTTGCGAATCCTTGGGACTGATAGTGATCGGCTGGTACTTCATATTCCCTTCAAGCACAGCAATGCCATTGGGTTTCCCCCCTACAGAAGAAGTACGATTTTCCCAAGTTTCATAGATCTGGTCTTTTTGTTTTTTATCCAAGCGACCCTCAAATGCCAAGATACCCGCCACGTTACCGCCACCCTTAAAGAATCCTGCGGCATGCGCCTCACTGTCAGAGGCGATACCCAGCGTTTGCCGGGCATGGGTCAGCGTAGACACCCCAATGATTCCGTCATAAGAAAAGTTCAATACATGAATCATATCCTTAGGCTGTACCAGATCCTTAAACCCTGTAATCCTGTAACGTTTTCTACGAATGCCTTTCGCATCTACTATCCATTCTATACCTACTTGGGAAGAAGGAACATAGATTAGTTGTAAATCCGTCCCATCCCTTTCGATATAGGCATAACCGTTACCTGTTAAAAGGACTGAGGCCATCAATGTTTTAAAGAAGACGTACCTGGTCATGTCTTCATTAGGCTCTGTATTCAGAACATGGTAAGCCGGATGCCATTTACACTCCTTCTTAAAACCTTCTTCATCCAATTGATAGGTTTTTAATGGCAAGACAGCCACACTGTCAGAAATCAAGTCCACACACCGATAAACAGTAGAAAGCAACATTGGCTTATCACGGCTCAACAACAGCGATCTTCCACCGGAACTCCAAGCAGTTATATTAGATACCTCCTGTTTGGACGCTTTTCTAATCTCAATATTTAGAATTGGTATTTTCATTGTTTTCCTTTTACCATCTAACCAGAAAATTGTCCGACAGTTAATAGAATTCCCCGTACCGCGGAGACATCAGATAAATGCCAAGGGCTTCCAGCTTGGCTATTACTCCGTCTATTTTCTTCTCTTCAAACTGCTTCGACGGTTTGGTATTTCCATTCCGATCCCGTGCCATAATCACATTGCGGAAACAATGCCGGTTAATGACATTGTTGTCAATCACTGCCCGTCCGGATAATAGCAAGCGCTCCATTTCCTTTGTGGGACGGTTAAAGTTTCCCAATGCTTGGGAAAACTCCTCCATCGGCAACCCCTGATCTGTGGCGTTGATAACAAACTGTGTTGCGTTCCATGCATCATAAGCCACTTTTTGAATGAAAACAATCTCCCGGATACGCATCAGGTCATTGAGTATATAATCATAGTCCGTTACATTGCCCGGCGTAATGGTAATCAATCCCTGCCTACGCCAATCGCCATACAAATCCTTAAATCGTTTTTCTTGTAGCGCCGCCTCTGGAAGATAATACAGGGTTTTAAAGTAATATTTGTCCTGAGTCGGAAACATAAAACTCATACAGGTGAGATCACTCGTACTTGATAAGTCAATACCTGCATAGCAATCCATGTCCCGGAATTGCTCGAAATCAAGATTGGCAGAAGCGTTAAGGATGTAGTGATCCGGTATCCAAACAGTTTCCGCATCACACCACATATTGATATTCTTCGTTTTGATTCCAACTTCTTCTGAAGGAGAATTTATTGCCTTTTGAACCTGTTCCCTCAAATATTTAGGCTTTACTGTGACCCCTAAATTAGGATTACTCTTGCCCCACACTTTTTCATTTTTCCAATCATCCCCTTCATCTAAAGCATAAATCAAAGCAAAAAGGGTATCATCTTCTTTCAAGCCCTTCAACACTTCCGTACACATTTCACGAAACTGGTAGCATGGACCCAATTTATCAAAACCGGCGGTAGTGATAATGATACTCATCGGATCATCACGCATACCCTGCCCGGATTGGAGTACATCTTTCAAACCTGAATTTTTAGCCGCATGGTATTCATCAAGTAAAAACATAGACGGATTAGGGCCATCTAATTTGCTGGAATCAGCGGCAAGCACTTTCAAAAACGACAATGTTTTATCGAAGTTTATTTGATCGCGGAAAGACACAAGATACCGATGCTTAGGATCAAGCCCGGATACAAAGTTACGGCACATTGTAAAACTAACCTTTGCCTGATCTTTACTGTTAGCCGCCAAGTAGACTTCCGCAGCCGACTCGCCATCGGCGATAAGATGATATAGACAAAGTGCAGCCGCAAAAGCCGACTTGCCATTTTTACGGGCCATCTCAATGTATACAGATGAAACCAACCTGCACCAAGAGCCATCCTCATCTTTTTTATAGAATCCGTAGATACTTGCTACTGCAAACTCTTGCCAAGGCAGTAACGTAAACGATTTTCC